AATGGCACGGTCAAAAGCACCCGCTGCCCATACTGCCTCTTCGGCATCTCGCGCCGCTTCTTCTTCTGGTGTGAAATCTACTCGCACACCGTTTACCATTTTGTGTCTTGCCATCTAAATTGCTCCTAAAGTTAGGCTATACCGTACATCTGAACTACACCATCAAAAGCATTTACATCATGCTGAAATGCAAACTGAATAGCATCTATTGCTGAAGTAGTATTAAAATATCCAGCAGCAAAAATATCAGTAGCATAATCATTATCTTGGTATGACATGGTTCGTGCATAGAAATGCTTCACATAAGTTGTGCTTGCTGGTGAGAAAAGATGAAGTATGCCAGCAACAGATTCATCTGATTCTGCCCCAGTTCCTACGTTAAGACTCTGTGGGTCTGTTGTTTGGCCTTCATCATGCGCTGCATTATAACCAAGACCACCAGCATCACCTTCGCTGTGCATGGCCGTAAATAATGTGCTAGTTAATGTTGTATTATAATTACTACCCCCATCAGTACTGCATTGAAATGCCCAATGCCCTCCAACGGATGGGTTAATATCGGTATAAACGAACATATACTCGTCATACGTTGAGTCTATTCCAGATGTGATATCTATAGAAGAAGCGCCACTTGACGTATGTGTTGAAATCAGTGTTGGTATACCCATTAGCCTACACCGTACATGGAAATGACACCATCCATGTTGCCTGATGCAAATTTGAAGGAAATTTCTGAAAGGGCGAGTGTATTATTTATGTACCCGGCGGCGAAATCATCATCCTTGTAGTCGCTTTGTTCGTAAACGCTGAATCTTGAATAAAAATGTTTGACATACGTTGTGCTTGCAGGGTTGAAGAGGAAAAGTTCACCGGCACAGCATTCGTCAGAACCGTTGCCAACACCCTGCGCGAGGACCTGAAATGCTGTTCCTTGTGCTTGATCGTTGGCAGTTTTATATCCCAGACTTGCGGCAGTGTCCGCTTCATCGTGGTACGCTTGAAAAAAGGTGCTTGTTATATAACTCTCATCAAAATCACCACCAACATCATCTGACGCATTTACTTGGAACGAAAAATTCACATTATCCGTAGCAGGATTTATATCAATAAACTTAAAGATATAAAGTTTATAAGTGCTGTCTATGCCGGAAGTAAATGATGAATTGGCAGCATCTGACGATGTATTAGTTGTTATCAGTGTCATTGCCATTAGTTTTTTACACCCCACATTTTTATTGTTCCGTCGAAGTTCCCTGCTGACATTTTGAATTGAATATCATCAACTGCAGTTGTGTCATTTATATAACCAGAAGCATATAAAACTCTCGCCGCATTGGCTGCGCTATATTGATTAACAACAGAGTAAAAGTTCTTCACATAAGTTGTCGATGCTGGATTAAATAAATGAAATTCACCAGCACAACTTTCATCTGCTCCATTGCCTGTACCTCCTGACAAAGCCATAAAATCCGTTGTCTGCGCCACAGACCTTCCACTGTCCACGTCCAAGTCCGTAGCAGAGTCTGCTTCATCATGTTGTGCCGCAAAAAATATTGCAGTTATGTTACTATCGTTATAATCTGCACCATCTGTAGCATTAACCTGAAAGGAAAGGTCCACACTGTCGTTAGCGGGATTTATATTGTAAAACTTGAAGATATATTCCCCGTAAGTTGACGTAATCCCAGACGTAAAATCTATTGACGCAGAATCAGAAGCAGTCTGCGTAGAAAGCAGAACTACATCTCCCGTAACACGAAACGATTTTCTCCTGTGCGCGAGAGATGCATAAGGCAATAAACTCATAGTGCTACCACGCCGCTACGGTACTGGTCATTTTGATTTGAATGAGTACGCCAAACAACCAAGCATCTTCAGCCATGTCATCTGTGCCAGCCGTGTTTCGATTTACTTCGAAAGTAACCATCTCACCGAGTGCAGGTGAACCCGCTATCGTTATTGCAGGTGTCGCAGACGTTAGGTGGAGATCGCCATTAGTACCGGCCAGTACAGTATCCGTTATGACCTGCTCGGCTCCCCATGATGCGTCAATAGCATCATCATTAGCGAGAGCGGTCGCTTTTATCGCCCATTCAACAGTGTCACCGGCGGTTGAACCGGAAGCGGAACTCCAATAGAACTTGGCCTTGATCGTGCTTCTATCCCAGTTTTCGGGCATCACGATCTTGAACTGGACTTGTTCTTCAGTGGCCCCAGTATCGAAAGCAAAGTAGTCCCAGTTCACATCATTGGTGGCGTACTCGTTTGTCCCTGTTTCAGCACCTGCCGTTTCTGTGGTAGACATAGCACCTGCATCTACATATATCGTGCCGTACTGATGCAGGGCATCGACTAAGGGGTTAAGCAATATCCAATGCGTACCGTCAAAGACCAGTTCATGGATGCTGTTGTCATCCAGATCACCGGCGACAAGCGCCACTTTTGCTCCCCCGGAAATCTTCTTAATGCCCACTGCCGCATCACTGCTACTGACGTTCAGTGTTGATGCCCCGGTGTTGCTGTTGGCCGGGTTGAAAAAAATGCGATACCCGGCAAACAAGGAGTCAGAACCTGTTGCGGTTGGACTCGTCGCGCCGGTGTAGGTTGTTGTTGAAGAACTGGTGTCGGCGACATACCAACGCGTGTCTATTGCCGCGTTCCAACCCGGCGTAGCCCCGCTGAAAGCGGCTGACTGCAACGTGCTGATGTCATCCTGTCCGTTTTTAACGTGTTGGAATCCGCTCTTTGCGTACTCGTACCAGTTCGCTGTGCCTTTCGCTAACGCGATGATCTCGGCGGCGGTATATGTTGGGACTTCTGCCATTACAGACCTTCCTCGATTGAAAATGTGATGGTCGAACCGACCTTTGAAATGTTGGCAGAACCATAATCGGTCAACCGACCGAGAATAACGTTTCTGCGCTCTTGAACAGTTGCATCATCAGGAAACGCACTCCAGAGAACATCGCCACGTTTGCCAACACTGCGGAACACCTCAAGCAGATCGCCCTCTTGGAGTTTGTCGAGGATTGTGCTTGTGGCACTGGCGTATCGGTAAGGATCGCGACTGTCAGAACGCAGTGCGCCGCCCCTGGTGCGAGTCAGTTCCGTCTGCTCTGTCCATCCCATGCCATACCCGGCAACTACCGGGATGTCAAAGTGCTGGCCGATTTTGATACGCCCCGCTTGGATATACTCGTCACTGTTCGTCGTGTCGGTAATAATGACGCGGAAATACCGGGCAACGTATGTCGCGCCGAGCCAGATAATGCTAAACGGTTGCGCCCATCCTTCCGATGAATAGCCCCCATACCCTTCCATTCCATACGGCCCTTCGCCCCATCCGTACAGTGGGTCAATCGCGGCGACGGTGGTGTCGTAAATTTGCGTAACGTGCCCTGCATCTGACGACAGAGTCAGTTGTATGGTCGCGTCATCTGACAAATTGTGCGAGTAAAGTGCAAACGCGGTGCAGCGTTTATCCCCGCCAAAGTCGCCAGTGATGGTCTGCGCGGCATCGGTAGTACTGCGCCAAATCTTGCCCGGTTGCACGTTGGTCAGGTTGTCAGCGACATACGTCCCCGCCTCGCTCGTTGCCGTGAGGGCCACGCCGTCGAGGTGGCTTGAGCCGAGGATTCGTGAATCAGCCATTATTGCCAGAGTTCCACTTCGATCTTGTTATCTAGTAGGTACTCGGTTATGCCCGTCACAACGCACTTACTGCCTGCGCTCAGGCCGAACCGATCATCCTGTAGGGTCACGCACGAACCGACTGTAACTTGCAGCGGCGCAACATACGCGCCCACCGTGTAGGTGTAGCGTTGCGTCTTAAAAAGAGCTAGCAGTCGAGTCGCCTCTGTTGAGGCATTGGATGAGCCGGTAATACTGCTCGGCAAAATGTCCGGGTCTTGCGCCAGCAAGTGCGTGGTCTTGACGCTGGCATCCTCTACCTTTGCCACTTTGTTGAATTCTTCTTTCAGCCACGGCCTAGCATCTTCGTCTATGTCCGAATCAGTGCCGATGCTCATTTTCGACCAGTTCTTTTTATAGCCAACCCGCACCCTCCACTCGGGAACATCTGCCTTCTGGATGCCGAGGTCGCCATGCGACTCTAGGTTGTCGATGGTGAGGACTGAGGCCAGGCCCGAGGGGTCTTGCAGTTCTGCCAGGGTGAACTTTCCATCCCGATCAAATCCGTAGTACCAACCGGCAGGCAGTACGCTATCGAGAACGTCCAGAAGGTTCTCGCGGCTCTTGATGTAGATTCCGATGGTGTAATTGAAATCAGTGTCGAACTGCGTGAACGCACTGGTGTCAAGGTCACCGGGGTCGGCCAGTTCCCGACTCACAATGGCGCGGATGATCTCGCCCGGTTTGGTCTTGTAACTACCCGATGGCTTGTGGCCTTTGATGTCAGCGGTCACTGTGCCGTCTGGATCAGCGTCTAGCGTGAACTTGCCGTTCGTCAAATCTTCGGTGACGGCGATAGCCGTCGCCTTGCCGTCAACGTAGACCGCAACGATGTCCTCGATCTGCCCCTCGTGGACTTGGTATTCGTGCGTGGTGTCATCAATCAACACC